TCCCTACCGTTAGCCTAGCAATAGACTCTAAGTCAGCCGGTAGGTGGAATACTAATGTAGGGGGTGAGTATTACGCCTGTGGTATAGGCTCATCCATCGCAGGTCGAGGCGCAGACTTACTATTGGTTGATGACCCCCACTCGGAACAGGATGTAATCAACGGGAACTTTGAGGTATTTGCCAAAGCCTACGATTGGTTCACGTTCGGTGCTCGTACTCGTTTGATGCCGGGAGGCCGTGTAGCCATTATCCAGACTCGTTGGCATATGGACGACCTGACGGGGCGTGTCACCAAGGATATGACGAATAACGAGAGGGCTGACCAGTATGAGGTGGTGGAGTTTCCTGCAATACTGGACGTAGACGACAAAGAAGGTAACCCGATACAAAAACCCCTGTGGCCTGAGTTCTTTGATCTGGAGGCGTTACTGAGAACCAAGGCGTCTATGCCGGTTTTTCAGTGGAACGCGCAATACCAGCAAGAACCTACCGCAGAAGAGGCCGCGTTGGTTAAACGGGAGTGGTGGCAGGTATGGGAGCCTGAAGATCCACCCTCCTGTGAGTATTTAATCATGTCCTTGGACGCAGCAGCAGAGACTCACAACCGTGCAGACTATACGGCCCTCACTACGTGGGGGGTGTTTATGAATGAAGATACAGATGCGTATAATATTATCTTGCTAAACAGTATAAAAAAGCGTATGGAGTTTCCTGAACTGAAGGAAATGGCGATGGACGAGTACGCTGGGTGGGAGCCTGATGCGTTCATTGTGGAGAAGAAGAGCGCGGGTACAGCCCTCTATCAGGAGATGAGACGTATGGGGCTACCGATACAGGAGTATACCCCTCACAGGGGGTCTGGTGATAAACTAGCGCGGTTAAACTCAGTAGCCGACATTGTAGCGTCTGGTATATGCTGGGTTCCTGAAACTAGGTGGGCTGAAGAGGTAGTTGAAGAAATTGCAGGATTTCCGTTTATGAGCCATGATGACTTGGTTGACTCCACGGTTATGGCGCTAATGCGATTCAGGCAAGGCGGCTTTATTCGTCTACCTAGTGATGAACCGGAAGAAACACGTTACTTTAAACAACGTAGAGGCGGGTATTACTAATGGCGATTGAGAAAGGATTATATGCAGCACCCGAAGGAATGCAGGGTGAGTTGCTACCTAAAGAACAAGAGTTAGAGATTGAGATCGTTAACCCTGACATGGTGACACTCGATGATGGCAGTGTAGAGATCACGATAGTACCCGGTTCAGGGATGGAAGGAGAGATGTCCTTCGATATGAATCTAGCTGATGTGCTGGATGAAAGTGATTTAAATGAGTTGTCTCAGGAGATTCTTGGTTCAGTAGACGCAGATATAGATAGCCGCAAAGATTGGGCGGATACGTTTGTTAAAGGACTAGATGTACTTGGGTTTAAGTACGAAGAAAGAACAGAACCGTGGGAAGGGGCTTGTGGAGTTTACTCTACGGTCTTAGCAGAAGCAGCCATACGTTTCCAAGCGGAGACTATGAGTGAGACCTTTCCAGCAGCAGGGCCAGTACGAACTAAAATTCTTGGGGAAGAAACGAAGGACAAGGAAGATGCTTCGTTAAGAGTCAAGGCGGATATGAACTATGAGCTAACTGAGCGCATGGTGGAGTATCGTCCTGAACACGAGCGTCTACTGTATAGCCTTGGTCTAGCAGGGTCGGCGTTTAAGAAAGTATATTTTGATCCGAACTTAGGAAGACAGGTCGCTGTCTACATCCCTGCGGAGGATGTAATAATTCCTTACGGAGCGTCGAACATTGAAACCGCAGAGCGTGTCACCCACGTTATGCGTAAGACTAAAAACGATCTTAAGAAACTACAGGTTAGTGGGTTTTACCGAGATTTTGATTTAGGTGATCCGCAGCCGTTTCATACTGACATAGAGAAAGCTAAAGCTGAAGAAGGCGGATTCTCTTTAACTGATGACAATCGGTTTGCAGTTTACGAAATCCATGCAGATTTAATTATTGAAGGGTTGGATGACTCTGAAGATGAAATTGCAAAGCCTTACGTTGTTACGATAGAGAAAGGTTCAGGTGAAGTATTAGGCATCCGTAGAAATTGGAATCCTGACGACCAACTTACTTTAAAACGCCAGCATTTCGTACATTATGTTTATGTCCCCGGCTTTGGATTCTACGGGTTAGGGTTGATACATATAATAGGGGGGTACGCGAAAGCGGGTACGTCTCTTATACGGCAGTTGGTGGATGCAGGGACACTATCTAATCTTCCGGGTGGTTTGAAAGCCCGTGGCCTACGGATCAAAGGGGACGATACCCCGATAGAGCCGGGAGAGTTTAAAGACGTAGATGTCCCGTCAGGAAGTATTCGTGACAACATCATGCCACTTCCCTATAAAGAGCCAAGTCAGACGTTACTAGCTCTCCTTAACCAGATTACTACAGAAGGTAGACGGTTAGGGGCAATTAGTGACATGAATATCTCTGATATGTCGGCTAATGCACCTGTAGGTACGACTCTAGCCCTGTTAGAACGCACCCTCAAGCCTATGGCAGCAGTACAGGCACGCGTCCACTACGCGATGAAGCAAGAGTTTAAATTGCTTAAAGCGATTATAGAGGAGTATGCGCCCGCAGAGTACGGGTATGAGCCGGTACGAGGGGAAATTAGCGCACGGCAAGCTGATTATGCGCTGGTAGATGTCATACCTGTTAGTGATCCAAACAGCTCAACGATGGCGCAACGGGTGGTTCAGTATCAGGCTGTCCTACAAATGTCTCAATCTGCACCCCAGATATATGACCTACCACAGCTACATAGGCAGATGATAGAAGTGTTAGGGGTTAAGAATGCAGACAAATTAGTACCAACGGAGGATGATGCCAAGCCGACAGATCCTGTTAGTGAGAATATGGATGCGTTGATTGGTAAACCAATGAAGGCGTTTATCTACCAAGACCACGATGCTCACATTGCTACCCACCAATCGTTTATGCAAGATCCTATGATTGCCCAGACTATTGGGCAGAACCCACAAGCGCAGCAGATTATGGCCTCACTACAAGCGCATATGGCAGAACATCTTGGGTTTAGGTATCGCAAGCAGATAGAAGAGAAACTTGGCGCACCGTTACCACCGCCTAATGAAGAGATGCCGGAGGATATGGAGGTCAATCTGGCAAGGTTGGTGGCTGATGCAGGTCAACAGCTTACGCAAGCACATCAACAAGAGGCTGCTCAGAAACAAGCGCAGCAGCAAGCACAAGATCCTATGATGCAGATGCAGCAAGCTGAACTACAGCTCAAAGGTCAGGAAGCGCAACGTAAAGCGCAGAAGGATCAAGCAGATATACAGCTTAAAGCAGCGGAGCTTGAAAGAAAGACTAAGAAGGATCAGGCAGATACCGCAGTAGATATGGAACAACTTAAGTTAGATCGGGAAGAGTTAGTTATCGATGCTAAGAAATCAGGCGTAAAAATGGCGGCTGATCGACGTAGGGATAATGCGAAATCTGATTTAGATAGACTTAAAGCAATAAACGAAAGTAGAAAAGGTACAGAATAAGTATGGCAAAAACCGTATTTGATGTTCTTAAAGATAAAATCGAGGAGGATAAGTCCTCTGCATTAGAATTTCTGGGTAGTGGAGGAGCTAAAGACTACTCTCAGTACTCGGAAGTAGCAGGTTTGATTCGGGGTCTCGAAACCTGTCTAAGTTACATAGAAGACCTCTCGCGTAATTACTTGGATGATGACGATGGCTAAAGCAGCAAAATCAGTGGAAGCACTGCAACAGGAATTTGATGAACAACTTCCTAAACCTGTAGGTTACAGAGTGTTAGTAGCACTCCCTAATATCGATGATACTTTTGATGGTTCAGACCTGATAAAAGCAAATACGACTAAACACCATGAGTACATTATGTCCATTATAGGGATAGTGTTAGACATGGGGAATGAGGCTTACGGAGATAAGGAAAGATTTCCTTCTGGGCCGTGGTGTAAACAAGGTGACTATGTTATGTTTCGCGCTAATACAGGTACAAGGTTTACCGTGAATGGGCAGGAATACCGTTTAATGAATGATGACTCCATAGAGGCAGTAGTAGATGACCCTCGTGGCGTACAAAGAGCATAGGAGGTAACAAATGCCATTTCAAAAAGTAGAATTTTCTTTCCCAGATGAACAAGAGGAGTCCGTGAGTACAGATATAGAGATAGAAGACTCAGGGGCTATTGAGGTAGACATTTCTGGTAAACCACCAGAGCCAGAAGCAAAGGAAGAAGTAGTTGAGGAAGAGGTTGATATCGAGGTTGTCAACGACACCCCGAAGGCAGACCGGAACCGTAAACCTTCAGATCCTCCAGCCGAAGTTACTGATGAAGAATTAGAAGAGTATTCTGAAAAAGTACGTAACCGTATAAAGCACTTTAGTAAAGGCTACCATGATGAACGCCGCGCTAAAGAATCAGCTCAACGTGAAAGAGAAGAGCTAGAACGTTACACTCAACGACTTGTTGATGAAAACAAAGAGTTAAAGGGCAGCGTCACTAAAAATCAAAGTGCGTTGTTAGAGCAAGCTAAAAAGAGTACAACGGTAGAACTAGAGCAAGCGAAGCAAGAGTATGCCAATGCACACGAAGCTGGGGATACAAACGCTCTCGTTGAAGCTCAAGAGAAATTAACTACTGTTAAACTAAGAGCAGACAAGCTAGATAATTTTGAAATACCGTCTTTACAGGAAGATGAAACTCCTGTACAACAAGACGAATACGACACCCGCACGCCGAATGTCGAACGTGATGTGAAGGCCGAAGAATGGGCGAAAGCTAATCCTTGGTTTGAATCAGACGATGAGATGCGTGGATATGCGTACGGGTTGCATACTAAACTCTTAAAACAAGGAGTTGATCCACGAAGTGACGATTACTATGAGACTATTGATTCTCGTATGCGAACGACATTTCCTGATTATTTTCAGGAAGAACCGGAAGTTGAGAAACCGAAGCGACAATCTAACGTGGTTGCACCCGCTACGCGGAGCACAGCACCTAAAAAGGTGAAATTAACGCAAACACAAGTGGCTCTTGCCAATAGGCTTGGAGTCCCATTAGAAGAATACGCCAAACAGGCTGCACTTGAAGAGAGGAGACAAAATGGCTGAGAACAAATTAGATCGTGAACACACTACTCGTGAAAAAACTGTCCGAAAGCGAGCTTGGCAGCGTCCAGAGACGTTACCATCACCTACGCCACAAGACGGATATGAATTTCATTGGGTTCGTGTTAGCACACAAGGTCTAGTCGATGCCACAAATGTATCTTCTAAGTTACGTGAAGGTTGGGAACCCTGTTTAGCAAAGGATCACCCAGAGATTACGATGGTCACTGTAGAGCAAGAACGCTTTGCAGATAACGTTGTAATCGGTGGATTGATGCTTTGTAAGGCTCCAAGAGAATTGGTCGAAGAACGTAATGAGTACTTTGATAAGCAAACACAATCTCAAATGGCCTCTGTGGATAACAAC